TTGAACAGGAAACAGGCCGCGGTCATGTCGAGGTTGCTGGCCAGGTCCACGCCGACGACGCAGGGCCGGCCGGCGAGCGCCTCCGGCGGGGGCCGGCGGCAGCTCGCGAAAGCGTCCCCCTTGAACCACTGCTCATCCCGGCCGTCGGCCCAGACGTTGAGCGAGTAGCGGAGCCAGCGCGAGAACTTCCGGGAATCGGTGGTCGCGTCCTGGTGGTCGGCCGCGAACTCCTCCTCGGAGAACGTGATCCCCATCGACGGATTCGCTTTCCGCCAGACGGCCGGATCGGAGAAGTCGTCGTCGGGGGCGGCCGCGTAGATCAGGCCGTAGAAGGACGGGTTCGCGGCCGGGTCGCCGCCGTGCTCGTGGCTCACGAGCTGGGCGTCCTTCCACCACTGGTATCCGACCCCGTTCTTGTTCTCGCCGGCCGTGGAGATCGCGAGGACCAGGCCGTTCGGCGTGGCCCGGGTCGCGTAGGTCAGGGCCGCGATCAGCGCGTCCGACTTGTGGGCGTGGATCTCGTCCACGATCACGGACCCGTTCAGGCCTTCGTTCCGGTAGGCGTCGGCCGACAGGCACCGGAGGACGTTCCCGTTCTCGCGGTTTTTGATCAGGCTCTTCGAGTCGACGACCTCGAGCAGCTTCGCCAGCTGCGGGGAGGCCCGGACGAACTTCGACACGACCCGGTAGATCTCGCGGGCCTGGAGGCGGTCGACCGCCGCCAGGTAGACGTCGGAGATAGGGTGGTGAGCGGTCAGGAGGTACTGGGCCAGGGCCGCCATCAGGAAACTCTTCCCCTGCTTCTTCGGGCAGAAGATCCCGGCCCGGCGGTAGCGGAGCCGGCCGTCCGGCCGCTTCCACCCGAACAGCGGCTCGACGACCCGTTCCCGCTGCCAGTCGATCAGGCGGAGCGGCTCGGGAGCGCCGCCCGTGGTCGAGGGCATCCGGCAGAATCGCTCGATGAACTCGACCGGCCGGCCGGCGGCCGCGGGATCGAAGACGTAACCCGGGCAGGCCTCGGGGCGGTCAGCCCCCGGTGAAGGCCCGGAGGGCGTCGTCTTCGTCTTCGGCATGGTCGATCTCCGCGGCCGGCAACCGCGCCTCGTCGGCGGCGGTCAGGCCGAACTTCGCCGCCAGTGTGACGAAGTCGCGCCGCGAGTCACGCAGCAGCCGCGCGACCGGGGAGACCGCCTGGCCCTTGTCGGTCGCGGTGATCCACCCCTCCGCGGCGATCGTGCGGCCCAGCTCGCGGACGTCGGCGAACAAGTGGCAGAGCTGGGCGAATGCCTCCGCGTGGATCTGGCGGAGGCGGCCTTCGGCCGACAGCGTCGGGGCGTGGGCATCCCAGAAGGCGGCGGCCAGCGGCCGCTCGGCCAGGTGGGCCGGGGGAGTGACCGACTCCACTTCGGTCGCGGGTCGGGCGAGGGTGTTCCGGCCGGTTGTCGACCGCTCGGATGTCGGATCAGGCAGGGGGCCGCGTCTTCCCATTTTCAAGCCTCACGATTTTTGGGAAACCCGACAGAAACTCGCGTTGGGGTCGCGTGGGGTCTTCCGTGGAATGTTGATTTTGTAGGCGACCCCACCCCCCATTACAGCGCCCCTCGCCGCCGCTGCTCGGCCCTGGTCTTCCGCCCGTGGCAGGCCGAACACCGCCAGGCCAGGTTCGCTTCGTCGTCGCTGCCGCCGTCCTCGAGCGGGACGATGTGATCGGCGTGGCCGTTCTTCCCGTAGGCCACACGTCCGCAGTCCCGGCACACGAAGGCGTCCCTGGTCCCGATCCGGATCCGCTTGGCCCGCCAGTCCGCCGTGCAGTAGTGGGCGTGTTCCTTCGTCTGCTCGACGGCCAGGAATCGCGGCGGCTTCCAGCGTTCGATGCGGGCTGGCATGGCGTTACATTGTGCGTCTAGCGTCACGGGCCGACGTTGGGCAGCACCGCCGCGTACTGCTCGGCCGTGATCTCCTCAACCAGCCCGCCGGCGATCAGTTGCGGGAGCAGCTCGCTCGGAAGGTTGTAGTCGCAGTAGGCCGCCGACACGGCGAGATACACGCGGCCTTGCCCGTCGCTCGGCAGATCAGCCGTCAGCGGCAGAGATCGCAGCGTTTTCGTCGCGGCGTTGGGGTAGCCATACGCTGCGTCCAACTGGCCGCAGATGTCGGCGTACACGGCGGGCGTGGAGCGAAAAAATCTCATGCAACCGTGATGCCCCACTTGCGGCCCAGATGCCGTTCGACACGCTGACGCTCGGCGGTGGTGAGGACGCGCGGCCAGAGCAGCACTTCTGCCAGTGTGCCGGTGCAGAGGTTCGCTCCAGTAGGCGTGCCGAAAACTGATGTCCCGAGCGAGTCAGTGTCGCTGGTGTTTCCGTTTGTCTGAAAAGATGTATTCGACGCCTGTTGCGTCCCACCAGCGAAAGTAAAAGCATCGCTGTTCGCGTAGTCAAGGATGCCTGTGTAGACATTGCTGCCAGTGCCAGCGGAATACCCGGCCCCCGCAAACGAGTCAGCGTCTAGCCTCCGGCCAGCAATGCCAAGGCCGCCAATCGCAGCAATAACACGCGCAAGCGCGAGCCTTGCCTGGCCTGCGTTAGTCCCGCTGCTGATTTGCGCCAGGTTCTGCTGATCGCCGCTTCCCAATGATCCCACAACAATCAGCGTTCCGCCGCCGACATTTCGCAACACGTTCAGCGAGGCAGCGTTCCCGGTCATAAACGACGCACCGCTGGCCGATAAAACTCGTCTTCCGTTGAGCGTGCTTGTGCCGGGTTGGCTCCCGGCCGTCCCCTGCGCGAAGTGTCGCCCGTTCCCCGACAGGTCGCGCCACTCGCTGACCGTGGAGGCGTTGAACGTCAGCGAGGAATCCGCCGAAGCGTCCAGCCACAGGCCCAGATTGGCGATGCTCTTGGGGTTGAAGCCGGTCGGCGTCGGGCGTAACAGCCTCGGATTCATGGCACACATGGGCAGTTATGACGTTAGAGTGGTGATGTGACGACGTTCAGATGACCCGCCAGCGGTCCGTCGTGCCGTCGTACACGAGCAGGGCCGCGCCGCCCTTGGCGGCCAGGACGTAGTCGCCCTCCCACGGAACCAGGATCCGGTTCACGTCCGTCGAGTCGGCGCTGGCGTGTTTCAGGGTGATCGCGTCGGTCGAGTCGACGTTGATCAGGAGAATCGCGTCCCCGTCGTTCCGGGCCACGATCCCGGTGATGTTCCGGGCCGCGTTGGCCGTGAGCCGGAAGATGTCCTTCCCGGCCCCAGGCTCGTAGTTGTTTTGGTTCGCGCTGATCTCCGCCGGGCTCTCGACCGTGTTGGTCCGGGCCAGGTCCACGATCGAGCCGATGGTGACCTTCTGGGTCTCGGTGCCGGCGGCGTTGGTGGCCGGGACGATCGCCCCAGCGGCGGCGCTGCCGGACGGTAGTTCGGAGATCTTGACGTCTGCCATGGTGTTACTGCTCCGTCCGGAGGAAGTGGCCGTTCTCGGCCTGGAGTTGGTTCCCGGCCTCGGTCAGGATCGTGTTTGGGCTGGCCGGCTTCCGCCGCAACTGCTTCCGCAGCAGCGACAGGATCCGGTTGTTCCGGGGCGGGCTGCGGCGCGGCGGGGGGATTCTGGTCATGGTGTCAGGGTAGGGGTGGGCGGCCGGTCCCTTGAACCTGGCCCCGCCAGCGTTGGTCTCGTTCCTCGTCGCTCCAGGCCTGCTGCTCGAGCAGCGTCAGCCGGCCGTAGATCTCCTCCTCGGTGGGATCGTTCGGCCGTCGTCGGCCCCCGGTGCCGCGGCCGCGCTTCGGCAGGCCGGCGAGCTGGTCCTGGAGGCGGGCCTTCAGGGTGTCCACGCTCACCCCGATCGCCTTGGCGATCTGCTGCTGGGTCTCGCCGGCGAGCCAGGCCTGGCGGACCTGTTGGATCTGCCGGGCCGTCAAGACGTTCCGCCGGGAGCCGCGGAACTGGTTCGTCCCGTCCCGTGCCCGAATCGGAAGCCGGCTCATGGCTGAAGCCTCCGGATCGTGACGATCGTCCGCGGGCGCTCGCCGTCGGCCGCGTACCGCTTCCGCCCGCTCCACTCGACGACCTGGTCGTCGTCGAGCCACACGGAGCCGGAGTCCGTGATCGCGTCGCAGGCCCCCTTACACAGGTTGTCCCAGTCCCCGGATCGCTTCGGGGGCCAGAGCGGGGCCTTCGCCGTCAGCGACCCGTCCTTCCGTCGATGGGACGGCGGCCGCTCGATCACGAACTCGAGGTCGATCGCGTGGGCGTTCGCCGACGGGGTCCGGCCGGACGCCGCGATCCGGGCCGCCAGGACCGCCGCGGCCTTGTACCCCGCGATCCCGTTGTCCGGCGTGTAGACGTGGCCGTTCCTGGCCATCCGGGCCCGCGGCTGCGGGAACGGCTGGCCGGGGATCTCGAACGTGATCGCGGTCGCATCCATGCGGCCCGCCACGGTAGGCGATCCGCGGCGCGAGTCCAGCGTTCACCGCGTGGCCAAGGTTTCAATCGAGCGGGGTTATCACGACGGCTGGCGCAACTATCGGGAACCGCAGAAACACTGGTTCTCAGCCTAGTCGTTCCAGCAGGCCGCCCAGCGCAGCCTTCAGCCGCAAGTCGTGCATCTCGTCTGCCACTGCCGCCGCCCTTCGGATCGCCTTCAACTCCTCGTCGGTGAGCGTGAAAGGCGTCAGCGAGCAGTGCAGCGTCGTGCGACCGACAACGTAGGGGCAGGTCTGCTCATTCGCATCGTTCATCGTTTTCAGCCTCGGGTTCGGCGTGCCGGATTATCGGGCCGGTGTCTGCCCTGTCTCGCCGCTCCTGATCCTTCACGTTCCACGATTTCAGCATTTTCCGGTGCCGGAAAACCGCTGCTGAATGAAAGCGTTCACCGCGTGGCGATCTCGATCGAATGGCGGGACAGGTCGTCGCGGTCCATCAGGTTGTAATACACGCAGAAGACCACGTTCGCCTGGCCGTGACGGCTGATCAGGACGTCCCGCAGCTTCTCCAGGTTCGTCAGGGCTCGATACTGGAACTTCTCCGGGAACGACACCCGGACGAACGTCGTCAGCGGAACCCCGACGAAGTGGTCGAAGAAGATCTGGGCCGGGGCGTCCTTGTACGCTTCCGGCTCGTAGACCACCCGGCAGGCGTCCCGCAGCTCGTCGGGGGTGATGGCCAGGTACATGGTCAGGCCGCCCCCTCGCGGAGCTTGCGGATCATCTCCGCCTTCGTCCGCTCCAGGTCGTCCCCGTCCCCCGGCTCTGCCGTGGACCCCTTGGCCGCCTTCGCCTCGAGGTAGGCCTGGCGGCGGGCCGCCTGCTCCGAAGCCCCGCGGGCCCACTCCGACGCGGCCTCCGCCGCCGGGCGGCGCTCGTCGCCCGGCCGGGGGCCGCCGCGCTGCTCCCGGGGGTTGTCGAACTGCCCACCCAGGACCTTGTCCACGAAGCCGGGGGCGACCAGCTGCGGCAGGGTCACGGGGTCCCGGAAGTAGCGGCACCGTGGCAGGGCCTCGATCGCCGCCAGGGCCTTCTGGAACCATCCCTCCTCCGCCAGCCGGTCCGCCACCTTGTCCGGGGCGTCCGGCAGCTTCCAGGGCCTCCCAGTCCCCGCCGCCCAGGCCTTCCGGAGCGTGTCCCAGCCGGGCGGCCCGGCAGGGCCGCTGCCCTGGTCCCCCTGCGCAGCATCCCCGGGGGAAGAAGAAGAATTTCTCTCTCCTCTATCTCTTCTCTCTGGTGCGCGTTTGCGCACCGACCCGTGCGCGACAGCGCACGCACCCGTGCGCGACCGCGCATCATCGGCCCGGACGGAGTGCATGGCCCTGGTTTTCGCGGACTTCGAGAACCGACGCTCCCATCCGGGGATCGCCACAGTTCCGTTGTCGCCGTCGATCACCAGCCAGCCCACCGCCTCGACCTCCCGCCAGAAGTCCTCGTCGCCCCCGCAGATCCTCCCCAGGAGCCGGACCGACATCCGGGCCGTCCCGTCGGAGCTGTTCAGGGCCGCCCAGCCCCAGAGCATCAGGAGCCGGCCGACGACCTGGTCGGGGGCCAGCCCCGTCCGGTCGACCAGCTCGAGGACCTCCGGCTTCTGGGGCAGGCAGACGTCGTAGGGAATCCATTCACCGGCCATTTGTAACCCTCCACACCCGCGCCCCGGCCGTCCCGTGGCCCTTCCTCCGGGCCGCGAACCCGACCGCCTCGATCTGCCCCCGGCGGGCCAGCGTCCCGATCACGGCCCCGAAGGCCCTGGCGTCGTGCGGGACCAGGCCCAGCCGCTGGCAGTGGTCGACGATCTCCTCGCCGGAGCGTGGCCGGCCGTCGGCCAGCAGCTCGAGCACCGCGGCCCGGGCCGCGTCCGCGTCGAAGCCGCGCCGCTCGGCCTTCTTCAGGCAGGCGGCCCCGGCGTCGATGCCGGCCTGGCGGGGCGCGGCGGCCTGGCTGAACAGGGGGCCGAAGTCGGCCCGCTCGGGGTAGTAGTCGCTCACGACTTCCTCCAGATCCGTTGGCGAGCCTCGCGTGTGAAGATGCTTTCCAGGCCGTCGCGGTACTGCCACCGCTTGTAGGCCCCGTGCCCCATCGACCAGGTCTCCAGACCGAACATCCGCTCGATCCATGCGATGTGACGGCGGACCGTCTTCTCGTGTGATCCAATGGCCTCGGCCATCTCCCAGAGGGCCGCCCCTCGTGGGCGGGCGATCATCGCGTCGAGGATGGCGACCTGTTCCAGGCTGGACCGTGTTGCAACCTTCGGCGGCATCAGTCGCGCACCTCCCCGACGAGCCGCCGGTCGAGGTCCGCGTTGACGTCACGCAGGGCCCGAATCAACACCATCATCCGGGCGTTTTCCGACCGGATCCGCTCATTCTCCGCCTCCAGCACCCGGGCCACCTCCGCCAGGTGGGCCCGCTGCCGCCGCTCTCGCATCCATCGAAACATCATGAGTCCCTCCGTGGTGATTTGGCCCCGTGACGTGGGGCGGACGGTCGGTCCAGGGTTCGGGAAGGTAAACCGCTCCTGGGTGCCGACGGCCGGTGTTACTTCGCGACCTCCGGCGGCGCTGTCCCTGCGGTCGTGATGCCGCTACGGCCGGGACCGGCCGGATGGTCGTCTTCGAGCGACATGACCTCGTAGATGGCGTTCTCGAGGTCACGACGGAGCCTGGCGAAAATGCCCTGGCAGTGGGCCACGGCCTCGACGTGGTGCCGAAATACCCGCTGGTCCGTCGTCGGCCAGTAGTGGTCGACGCGGCCGTCGTCGTAGTGCAGCAGCTCGTACCCTCGCTGCGGCCGCTCGAACGTGGCCCGCCGGATCCGGTAGCAGGGCCGCTGGTCGTTCGAGATCCACGCGAACGCTTCCCAGACGGTCTCTCCGTGCTCGAACCGATCAGAATGGGATGTCATCGGGCGACCCTCCCTGGCCGGCGGCTTCGACCTTTTGCTTCGAGGTCCGGGCCGCGGCCTTCGCCGGCGGGGCGGCCGTCCCGGGGTTGGCCGACGCGGCGAACCCGTTAACGTAGATCACCGGCTCCCCGGTCGTCTTCTTCGTGCCGCGCTTCGTCGTGACGATCACCCGCCGACCGACCGCGTCGTCGCCCAGGTCCTGGTCGCGGGGGATCCCCAGCGCGTCCAGGAGTTGCATCGCCGACTTGTGGTCCCGCTTCTGTGACGGGTCCAGCCACTTCTCGATCGGCGAGTATTCGCCCTCGACCGGCTGGAGCGTGACGACCAGCGCCGTTCGGCTCTGGTCCTTGGCGAACCACTCCTTCACCTTGACGATCTCGCACTCGTGATCCCCGTCCGGCAGCAGCTGCTCCGCCGCCTCGTAGTCCTGGTCGAACTGTTCAAACCGCATGGGCCGACTCCTCCCTGACTCGCAAGACCAAACCCTCGCGGTCCGCATACGCTCGGACCGCCTCAACGTGTTCCGGCTGATATGAAAAGTGGCCGTAGGCCTTCGGCGGTGGCCACAGGCCCGCGGCCTCGAGGACCCGTTTCACCTCCCAGATCCCCATCGCGATCCGCTCGTCGATCAGCAGCTGCTCGAGCTGCCGGCGAGTGATCCCGGCCGCGGGCCAGTCGCCCCGCATCCGCGTCCAGGTGGTGTGCCATTCAGGCATTCGCCACCTCCGGCTCGATCTGGTCGTGTCGCTGGCCGATCAGGGCCTCGAGCTGCTTGACCTGGTCGGCCGTCAGCTGGCCCTCGCTGCCCATCTGCTCGACGTAGTCGCCGGCCTTCCCCAGGGCCTCGACGATCTTGCAGGCGGCGATCCGTTCGGCCAGCCGGTCGAACAGGCTGGGCTCCGCCCGGGTGGCGGACGGGGCCGGCGCGGCCGCGAAGATCGGGCCCAGGGCCTCGATCGTCATCGGGATCTCCGGGGCCAGCCCGAACCGGTTCTTCGCGTCCCAGGCCGCGGTCCGCTCCGTGAACAGGACCCGCTCCTTTCCGCCCTTGGCCCGGTTGCGGCCGTCAGCACCCTCGACGATCCGCGTCCGGTAGTTGGCGAACAGCAGGAGGTCGGACCATTCCTTGACCAGCGGCCCGACCTGTTTCGACAGCTTCAGCTCGTAGCGGTCCCAGCCCTCGTCCATGTCGGGCGGGCTCGTCCGCTTCACGGTCGAGTGACCGACCAGCAGGACGTGGACGCCACGGTCGACGATCTGGTCGCAGAGGCCCAGCAGCGTCGAGAACTGCTCGGCCAGCTTCACGAACCCCTTCCCGAATCCGTAGTCCTCCACGGACCGCTTTCCGTCCTTCTTCAGCATGTGATCGAGCAGCGACCGTTCCGCCCAGTCGATCGAGTCGATGACGACCGTCCCGAACCCCTGGGGGTCGCCGCTCAGATCGACGAGCGCCCCGTAGAGGGTCATCCAGTCCGGGCACCGCACCCGGGCCACGTCGAGCCGCCCCGTCCCGTCCTCGGTGTCGAGGATCACCGGGTTGGGCCACTGGGCGGCCAGCGTCGACTTCCCGATCCCCTCGGTCCCGTAGGCCACCCCGCGGACGGCCCCCTTCCTGATCCCTCGCTCGATCTTCAGCGCCATCTCACTCTCCTTGGGTAAAAACGCCGCGGGCGGGCTCCGCCACCCGCGGCCGGTTGCATCCCTGTCCCCGCCGGCTCCGCCGGCTTCCTGCGGCCCGGCATCCCGTGCCGTGCCGCTCCTCCTGAATCTGGATCGCGACCAGGGCCAGCCCAGCCAGGGCCACAACCACGAAGGTGGCCGCCATGGCCGCGACCGCGATCACGAGACCGTGGACGATGGTCACTCGAACACCTCCCCTTCGGTGTCGTTCGCGAGCGGCCGGAACTCGTCCAGCGTGGCCTTCGCCCGCAGCAGCAGCGCGGCCCCGGCCGGGATAAAGTAGGTGTTCACCCCGACCGGCCGGATCTCGGAGACCAGCCGCTCGAGGACCCGGCCGGGGGCGATCAGCTTTTGAACGATCTCGGCCCGCCGCTGCGCCCAGCGGTGTTCCGGACCCTTGCGGTACATGGCGCGGTGTCTTCCCTGAACCATGGGTCAAAACTCCGCGATCATGGTGGGGTGGATGATGTGCTCCGTCCCCGACCGGTCGGCGATCACGATCATTCCGCCGGCGTTCGCGTCGAGCACCCGGCCCGGGATCGGCATCGCGCCGACCGACGGCTGGAACCAGTGCTCCTCCCCCACCCTGATCGCGTGGCCGTAGGTCTCGGCCATCCCGGCCACCGCCGCGGCGGCCTCCGCATCACCTGGCATCCGTTCCATGGCATCCATGCCGATGTCTCCTGTGAAGTGTCGGTATCTCTAAAACGAACCGGCCGCGATCAGCCGGGCAACGATCACCAGCAGCTCGATCCAAAAGTCGACGTTCATGTCGTCCTCCGTGACGATGGGCCAGACGATATGGAGTTATCTCCAAATCGTCAACAGCATTTTTTTCGGCTGCAAAACCGTGGCACTTTAGGCCGATTTCCGCCCGCCTGGGCGGCGGCCGCAGAGCTTGCCGGCCTTGCGGAGCCGCTCTCGCTCCGCGGCCAGGCGCTCGATCTCGTCGGCGTCGTAGACGAAGGCCCGCGCGGACACTTGTTCCGACCAGATTTCGCCGCGGGTGGCCATGCCGCGGATGTGCGAAACGCGGCATCCGTAGATTTCCGCGGCTTCCTGGGTGCCGCATACGCGGCGCTTCGGTGGCAGTCGGACGGACATCTTCATGGCCCGGATCGTAGGGCCCCTCCTCCGTGAATCAATACGGGCCGACTTGCCCTGGGGGTCCGGCCGCGCGTAGCGTTCCCTGCTGGCGGGATCGGGCGAACCTTCGGATCCCCGGACGGGATCCGAAGGTTCGCCAATGGCGGGGACAGGATCTCCACCCCTTCGGGGGTCACAACCCGCACGACCTGCGCCAGCGGCATCCGAATGGACCAAGGGTGCTGGCCGCACGGATTTTCCGGTGGCCCCCCGCATGGACGCGACCTATCCCTCCGTAAGAGGTCGCCATGATGTCGCTCGATACGTTTCTCGATACCGTCTATGTCCCGCTCAAACTCCGCGGCCGGTCGCCCGAATCGGTCCGCCTGCTCCGTCACGCGATCCGCCAGTTCAGCCTCCACCTCGAGCGGCCCGCCACGCTCGACGACTTCGACGACCTGGTCGTGAGCCGGTTCCTGGCGGCGAGGGCCGCGAAGCTGTCGCCGAACTCCGTCGCCCGCGAGCGGTCCGGCCTGCTGGCCCTGTGGAACCTCGCCCAGGCCCGCGCCCTGGTCCGCCTGCGGCCGCTGGTGGCCCCCGAACTGATCCCGGAGAAGACCCCCCGGGCGTTCACGGCCGACGAGCTGGCCCGCCTGTGGGCCTCCTGTGGCGTGGTGCGGGGCTGGGTCGGTCCGATCCCGGCCCCGGTCTGGTTCCAGGCACTGCTCGGCGTCCTGTTCTATTCCGGCGAGCGGATCACGGCCGTCCTCCGGGTCGAGCGGTCGGGCTGGTCGCGGCCCTGGCTGGCCGTGCCGGCGACGGCCAGGAAGGGGAGCCGGAAGCCGGCGGCCTACCAGCTTCCAGACCACGTCGCCGACCTCGTCGACCAGGTGTCCCGGCACGATCAGCCGGCGCTGTTCTTCTGGCCGGCGAGCGACACCGCCCTCCGCGAGCGGTGGAAGGTGATCACCCGTCGGGCCGGGCTCGGGGAGGGGCCGGAGGTCCAGTTCCACGCGCTCAGACGCAGTTTCGCCAGCCACCTGACAGCCGCCGGCGGATCGGCTCGGGAAGCCCTGCAACATTCCAGCGAAAAAGTCACCCGGCGGTATCTCGACCCCAGGATCACCCAGGCCGGCCAGCCGGCCCCGTGGCAGCTGCTGCCGCGGATCTGGCCGGGCGACATCGAGCCGCCGCCGGGGGCGGCCGGCGCGGCCTGATCACCCCCGGTGGTCCACCTGATGCTGGCGGAGCAGCTCGCGGGGGACGGCCTTGGCGACGGCCTCCGCGGCCCTGATCACATGGTCCGCGGTCACGCCCCGCGGCGGGCGGCAGCAGAGCCGGGCCCCGTCGATCGAGGCCGTCCGGTGGACCCGGACCGGCGCGGGGTCGTACTCGAGCGGGGCCCGGATCGGGCGGCCTTCGCGATCGACGTCGATCACCCGGCCCTGGTCGTCGTAGTTCATCACCTCGACCGCCGTCCCGGTCCCGATGCCGCGGAGCGTGGCCAGGGCCGGGGCGTGGGCCGCGAGTCGCCGCTGGCCGCACACGAAGACGTAGGCCAGGTCGATCCCCGTCTTCTTCGTGAACTCTCGGACCGTCTTCCCCGTGCCGTGGAGATCGACGAACAGCGTCCCCGGGGCCAGCCGCTTGACGTATGTCAAGAAATCCGCCGACGGGTTCCGGAGGGTCTGCCGGCTGGCGTCGAAAATCGTCACCGGCTCGCGGTAGAGCGCGTGGTAAACCTTCGAGAGGAGGATCGAGTCGCGCGAGACGAAGGCCAGGCGGGCCGGCCGGGCCGTGAACGCGTAATCGTGGACCAGAGCGGCGGCCAGCAGCAGGAAGGGGACGTTCGCTGCGGCGGACCCGTCCCACCAGATATGCTCGTCGGAGCCGCGGGGGTGCGGATTCATCAGCCGGGCGGCCCTGGCGGCCCCGGCCACCTCCCAGAATCCGTCCCGCTCCCAGGCGGTCTCCTGGCTCGTCGGCTTGCCGGCGGCGAATCGCTCGGCCCGGAGCCCGGCGGCCCGGGGTTGCTCCCAGTCGCTGCGCTGGTTGTCTCCGACGTGGAGGTCGGCCTGGCGGGCCGCCTCCGACTTCCACCACTGACCCGACCATTTGGCATCCCACGAGGTCACGATCTGGACCGTCTTCGGGATCCCGATCCGGTCGGCCAGCTCGCGGACCTGGATCGTGGAAAAGTAGGTGTCCGACACGATCCGGTCCCCCGGGCGGACCCTCGTCACGTTCTCCGCGATCGGGTAGGCCCCGGCCACTTCCGCGGCCCACTCGTCGCGCTTCAGCTGCTCGACCCGGGCGGCCGTCCAGCCGGTGATCTCGCGGACCTGGTCGAAGATCCCGGCCCAGGTCTTATCGCTCCGCCGCTCGGCCTCCTGGCGGATCCGGACGTAGGCCGCCCCGCCGACGGCCTCGAACACCCGCCACGGTTCGTGGCCGGCGGCCCGACCCATCAGCGTGTCGAAGAAATCCCAGGATGTCATCACCAGCTCCTCGCGCGGACCTTCCGACCGGAGACGTCGCTGACCCCGTCGGCCTGGCCGCAGAGCCACGGAGCCACCGCGTAGACCGCGATCCGCCTCTTCCAGTGCAGGATCCCGAAGTGGTGGTCGATGTGGTGCCGGGCGGTCCACAGGGCCGGGTCGGGCCGCAGGTGGTCGCGGAGCAGCTCGAGGGCCGGGCGGCCGAAGATCGCGTAGGCGTGGGTCCGGTTGACGTTCCGCCCGCGGACGATGCCGGGCGGCCCCGGCTCGGCCCGGGCCAGGTGCTGGCCGCCCAGGTAGAGCATCTGGCAATCGGCCGGGACCTCGAGGCCCGCGAGCCGCTCGGCGAAGTCGGGGACGAACGTGGCGTCGTCCTCGAAGATCAGGATCGACTCGATGTCGATCGCCAGCGCGTAGTCGATCACGGCCCGGTGGGACTGGTAGCAGCCCCAGGCCCCGGGCGTGGTCGCCCACCATAGCGGCGGCCGGTCCTCCTGGCCGTCGATGGCGGGGTAGGGCAACGCCGCGAGCCGGCCGTCGAGCCGCTCGTAGAACCCTGCCAGCCGGTCCGGCCGGCGGGCCAGCGAGATCACGACGACGCGGTCGAACATGGCCCGGCCCCCGGAGGCGTGCAGCCGGGCCCGCGGAGCGTGTCCGCGTTCAGGTGGGGCCAGAGGGCCTCCGAATGGATCGCGGCCAGCAGGCCCCAGGCGGCGTGGGGCAGATGGTCCTCCGACCGATCGCCGGCCAGGTACTGGTAGATGTGCCTGATCGAGTGGTTCAACAGATCGTGGACCGGCATCCCCCGCTCCCAGTTGAAGTCGGAGTATTTGGCGGCCCCCTCCGCACACGTCCGGGCGACGGCCTCCAGGCCGATCGGCGACACGAGGTCGTAACGGGTGGCCTCCGCGTCACTCGACCGGACGGCCCCGGTCTGAAACTGCACCACGTCGCCGGACCGCTCTTTCATCGCCTGCTCCTTCAGTGTTCGGATCATCGCGAGAGCGTAGGAGGCTAACGTCCCCCCGGTGCCAGTCCAGCAGTTCGCCGGCCCGATCCGGCGGGCGAGCTGCTCGGCCTGCTCGAGGTCCTCGGGGCTCACGAACTCCTCACCTTCCCGTCGGCCGTGATCCGGAGATTCTCGACGTCGAACTCGCCGTCGGCGTGGATCGTCGCCACCGCGAAGCCCCAGTTCCAGGAGTTGATTCGCGCGTATTCCGGCGTGAGATCGCACAGGCACCCCGTCGACCAGTTAAACGTCTCGCGGTGGTCGAAGTCGGCCTCCGCGTGGCCGCTCGTGCGGTGGTGGTGGCCGACCAGGCCCGTGTGCTTCATCCGCATGTAGGCCCCGCGGGCCGGGTTCACCGGTGACGACATCCCCTTCGGCAGTTCGTGGCCGTGGAGGATCGGGAGCCGGCCCGCCATGATCGGCCGCTGATCCTCGACCAGGTCGATCCCGTGGTCGTCGAGGTTCAGCCAGGCCTGGAGCGACATCCGCCGCTCCTTCGACAGCTCCGGCGCGTGCTGCCAGATGTAATGCTGCCAGCGTTCCTCGTGGTTCCCGGCCTTGTAGACGATCGGGATCCCGGGGAACGTCTCCCGGATCCAGCCGACGAAGTCGCGGACGGCCTCCAGCTCGCCGGAGAAGTCGCGTTGCCGCGGGTCCTTCGTGTAGCGGGAGATCGCGTAGAAGTCGGCGATGTCGCCGTTTAGGACCAGGGCCTCGATCCCGATCTCGACCAGGTGGTCGACGGCGGCGCGGACCGCGATCTCGGAGTGATACGGGACGTGAACGTCCGACAGGATTCCGACGCGGCCCGTCACCTCGAGGCGGTAGCGGGTCCACGGGCGGGCGATCGACGGCGGGAGCGTGTAGTTGACTCCCGCCTGGCGGGGCTCGCGGCTGGCGGCGGCCTTCACGACCTTCCGGTCGGCATTCCCATGGACCCCCAGCTGGCGCATGATCCGATTTCGCGCCTGGTCGATCGTCAGGGCCCCGTTCGACTCCGCGACCAGCATCCGGGCCAGGCCCCGGGCGGCATGGTCGGGGTTCTCGCGAACAAGCCGGCGGGCGATCTCCGTGATCTGGTCGCCGCCTGGTGTGCCTTTCGGTGGCATCCTTGCCTCCTCTGGGGTGGGAACGCAGTCTGCCCGCCTCCGGCGACGAGTCAACTCGACACCGGCCCCCACTTGCCCACTGGGCAGGACTCGTTCGCCCAAGAGAGTTTGCTGACAAACTGCCGCTCACGCACGACAGGGCAACCGCACTGGCGGCACGCTCGGCCGTCGAAGTGTTCGCACGTCTGGCAGATGGCGAACCGCTGGGCCACTTGCTCGTCGGTGGCACGGGGCATCCCGGCGGCGACGTGGCGGGCCGCAGACCGTGCGAAGTTGGCGGCCCTCGTGACGAGCGACACGCCCGGCTTCGGCTTGGCGGGATAGGCCGGGTGCGTCTCGTCCACCGTGATCGTGTCGCCGTCATCGCTGACGATGCAGCCCCGCACTTCGTCTAGCGTGTAGCCCCGTTGAGCGCAGCGGGCGGCAAGGTGTGAGCGGCGGCACGAAATCATGGCAGTGGGTTCGCAACCCCGGGGCGGCAGCACGGATCGCCCTGACATCCGCTACATGGGACGCAGTTCATGTTCGGGATTTCCTCGGTTGGCAGTTGCTCGCAGGGGCCGACGCTTCCGAATGCGAGGAAGTCCGTGCCGGGGAACTTCGGGCCGCCTAGATCGCCATCGCCTTGAGTGCCGCAGCACCCGCCGGAAATACTCAGCAATCCCGGTTGGTTCAGCGCCCACAGTGTCCTTGGCGGGTCAGCCCAAGGCGCAAAAAAACTAATAACTTTTTGTTCAGCCACAGCCATCGTCGCGCTGCAATACCCCGCCTCGTTCATCGCGTCTAGCATATCCTCGCCCCACCCAATTATGGTTGCGGCTGCGGCGTTTGCTTCCTCTTCTGTCTCCCAAGAGGTCACAGCGTCAAATGGATCGACGCCAAGCCGGTCGTATTCGAACGTAATCCCCGGGCAGTAGCAGCATCCGCCGCAGCAGCACGCCTGCTCCGTGCCGACCTTGCCGTCACGCAGCACGACCTTGCCGTCTTGGAGCGTGATGAGCGTCACGACGACCCCTCTTCACACGAGGTAGTAGTGATCCATTTCAGGCACCCATTTTCGTGCCCTAAAACCTGTGTTTCTCCAGGGTCGTAATCTGGAAGTTGCGTTAAGTCTTCTCCGCCGATGCCAGGGCAGTGACAGCCCCCCGACCCGTCTCCCTCGCCGACGCAGCTCTCGGCCTGGACCAGATACCAGCAACCGTTCTCGGCGAGGGCCAGCTTTACTATTCGGCCGCCGTTGACATCGAAGGACTGGTTATGGGCCAGCAGCGATTCTCCGCCGCTGCCATATCCTTCTTCGTCGCAGGAGTCCTCGAACACTAACGAGACTTCTTGGGTTTCACCTTTGATCCACGGCGCTACCGTCTTGCCAATCTTGATAGGTGTCCCGTCGTCCCCGACCGTCCGGAACTTCACCGGCGGCTGGTCGCGGTTGCCGCGCTCGTAGGCCCGGGTCGCGGCGATGATTCGCCGGGCTGATCCCTCGCCGAACTTTACTCCTTTCGCCATCACGAGCTCCCGGCCAGGATCGCGGGCTCGCCGAAGACATCGCCGAAATCGGCCTCCTCGTAGACGTCGAACCCGTCGCCGTCATTCGCGACGAGCGGCTTCGTGCCGGCGGCCAGGGCCGTTCCGTCCGTGTCGAGGCCGACCGGCTGCTTCACCGGCTTTCCGTCGTCGGTCGTGATCGCCCGCTTGCCGCCGCTGCCGTCCAGCTCCATAAACCCCACGTCCCACGGCATTAACTTCCACGTCCCGGGGTCGTAGCGGAACTCCCACTGGCTCTCGACGTAGGCCAGCGTCCCGGCGTCGTCGGCCCCGTTCAGCCGCGAGGTCGTGACCCGCTTCGCCCCCTTGAAGTAGGCCTTCCAGGTGAACTCCTCGCCGTCGGCCCAGGCCGCGTCGTTGATCCGTCCGTCCGCGGCGGCCACGTCGGCCTCGAGGCCGGCGTCGTCCTCGTAGCACCGCGTCAGGGTCCAGCCCTGCTCCTGGCGTTCCTTCTCGAGGCCCTCGATCGGGTCGCCCGCGGCGTTCACGATCGATTCCCCATCGCGATCGGTGAACGCCGGGACGGTGGTCGCTCCGCCGGACCGCTCCCAGACGTCTTCCGGAATCCCGTTCTCCGTGACCTCCTTCCCCGCCGGGGGCGCGTAATACTGGACCGTGAGCGTCCACCGCATCCCGTCCCGGCCGACCGGCGACAGCTCGAACTCCTGGGCCTTCAGGGCCGGGAGGTCGAAATGGTCCGTCCCGTAGGTCAGGCCGATCGTTGCCGTCACCCCGGCCAGGATCTCCGCCTTACTGGTCAGGGGGCTGTCGGTGCGGATCTGCCACCGCTCGGTGGCCCGCATGGATTCCCCGTACTTGCCGGAGAGGCTGGTCCCTTCGACGATTCGTTCGTAGCTCACCCAGGCCATGGCTTAAAACTCCACCGCGAGATCGTCTTCGCCGCCAGACGTGTTGGCGGCGATCTGCTCGAGCGCCGACAGCTGCTGCTCCTGAACACTGTCCCCGCCCCGCATCAGGCGGAACATCTCCGCCACCCCTTCGCTCGACCGGCTGTCGATGCCCTTGATCGCCTGGGGCTCGACGGCCGCGGCCACCGACTGGGCCATCTGGTCGGCCACCCCGGACCCGGCCTCCTCGATCTGGCCGGCGGAGGCCTGGGCCTGGGCGATCGCAGAGTCGAGGGCCGTCGTGAGCGGTCCGGCCACGGCCGCCCCGGCCGCCGCCATGGCAGGGTCGCCGGTCATGGCGAACTCCATATTCTTGGCGGCGGAGTTGATGTTCTCCGTGATGCCCCGGTCGATCTCGGCGTTGAATGCCTGGGCCCCGGCGACCACCGAGTCGAGCGACGACGTGTCGAATCTCAGGAACTTACCGATCTGCTGGGCGATCGTCGCGAGCCCCTCGAAGGTCCCGCTGAACCCGCGGACGACCAGGAGGAGCCCGACCTGTGCCGCGTCGAACACGCCGGCCAGGAAGGCCCCGGCCCGGCCCAGGAAGCCGACGACGTTGTTCCACTGGCCGCCGATCTGGGAGACGTATTCCCAGACCCCGGACAGGTTCGTAATCAGCCAGTCCCCGATCCCCGCCAGGAACCGGGCCCCCTGGAGGATCCCGTCCCCGATCGCCTGGCCGATGTTCGCCCCTCCGATCGAGCCGACAAGGTTCGTGAACGTGTCGGCCACGTTCTTCACGGCCGGGGCCAGGTAGGCGACCACTTGCTGGACGACGCCGTTCATAGCCTGGCCGGCCAGCGTGAAGGCGTCGTTCATCGCCTCCACGTCCTGGCCCTGGGCCGTGGTCAGGGCAAGCCCCAGCCGCTCGGCCTGCTCGGCCGCCTGCTGAATGCCCTCGGCCCCGCCGGCGAACAGCGGCAGCAGCTGGGCCCCGGCCCGGCCGAACAGTTGAACGGCCGCGGCCGACCGCTGGGCCTCCGTCGGCAGTTCGGCGATCGCGGAGGAGATCGCCTGGAACCGCTCCGCGGCCGACATGCCGCCCAGCTCCTCGAGCGACAGCCCCAGGCCCTCGAACGACTTGCGGGCCGTGGCCGACCCGTTGACGGCCTTCACGAAGGCGACGTCGGCCTTCGTCGCCGCGTTGGCGATCGAGTCCATTCCGACGCCGGCCAGGTCGCCCGCCAGGGCCAGCCCCGAAAACTCGCCGTACGTCATGCCGAGTCGGGCCGCCAGCTTGCTCTGGCTGTCGATCACCTGGGCCTGGGCGTTGCCCATCGACACGAGCGACCGGACGTAACCCCCGGCCGCCGACATGATCCCGCCGAAAAACTGGGCCCCCTGGATCGCGACCAGCGTCCGCATGTTGCCCGCGAGCGACGAGACCTGGCCTTGCATCCGCCGCATCGACGACGCGGCCTGATTCACGCCGGTTACGAGCCCGCTCGAGTTGGCCGTGAAGACGGCCGAGACCTTGCCGATCTGAGACACCGCTTACTCCGTTTCTTCAGGCCCGGCAGGGCCGCGAGCCGGCCGCTGATTTCGTCATCGGTCAGGGCCACCTTCGGCCGGTACTCGTCGCCCTGGCGATAGGTGATCAGGAACCGCTCCTCGTCATGCTTGTCGAACTTGCCCACCAGCCCGGCCCGGATGAGGCTTGTCATCCGACCGGCCACGAGCCAGGGCTGGCCCCAGGGCTCGATCAGGTAGAAGGCCATCCACCGCCGCAGCTGCCGGCGGGTGATCCGCCGCTTGAAGTCCTCCACGTCCCATTCGTTCATCTCGAGGGCGAGCCGGTAGGTGAACAGCTCCCACGGGTCCGCCCTCAGTCTTTTTTTTCCTCTTCGACCTGTTCTTCCGTCGGGTCTTGCATGAGCGGGACGCAGAATCGGGCGATCTCGTCGATCACCTTCGGCTCGCTGGCGGCCAGGGCCTCGAGGGCCTCGTCGGTCTGGGGGACCGTCCGCTCGCCGCGCTCGTCGCAGAGCATCAGCTGAACGAGCCGGGCCGCCAGGGGCGCGTCCCCGCTCTGGTGCTTGTTGCACCACATGCGCCACTGATCCACGTCGCCGCTCGACGGGTTGCGGACGAACACCTTCCGCCCGCCCAGCGACTTCACCTCGAGCTCGAGCGGTCCGCCCTTCAGCGCCGCGAGATTCAGCAGTTCATCGAAGGAGAGCATGCGTTACTCCAAAACGCCGGTGAGTTGGAACGTGGCGGTCCCGGTCGACCACTGGCCCGACCGGCCGGAGTGGTTGAAGGCCATCAGGATGGCCTCGCCCGAAATCACGTTTCCCGGGCTATCAAACACGATCTGGGCCTTGAGTCCAGCGTCGGTCGCCTCGAAGGATGGCGGCCCCCAGAAGGTGAACGTGAGCGTCGGCGGCTCGATGCTGGTCACGTCGTACTGCTTCAGGACCCGGGCATTCGCGCCGGCCCCGAAGACCGGACTATCGACGTGGGTGACCTCGTGGGTCTCGCCGGCTTTCGACTCAGTGTCGAAGCCGGTCAGGAAGCCGATCGGGATTCCGTTGAATAGGACGGACGTCCCCTGTGAAGAGTAGAAGCCGGGCATCGGTCCCTCCGATCAGGACCCGGCCTGTTCCTCGCCGTCGATCACTTCCTCGAACGTGGCCGAACCTTCGACATAAGCGTTCGTCTTGCGGGACAGGCCGGCCGCGGTAACCCGATAGGTGCCGCTGCCGTCGGCCGTGTCCAGTTCGCCCACGGTCCCCTCGTCGATCGACACCGTGTTGTCCACGGAGCGGTAGGCGATCGTGAACTTCCGCGGGTCGCGCTTGGGCACGATCGGGGCCAGCACCATCACGGCGTCCTCGCCGTGCGCGACGTCGAGCGTCGTCATGTCGAGCCGCTCGCGGCTGGGGGCGGACGTCTCATAGGAGATGTCCATGCACTTGTAGGTCTCGCCGTCGAACTCGAAGGTCGTCCCGTGAGACGTGACGAAGGTATCCCCTGGCATGGGTCACTCCTGGTAGGTGATTTCGACGGTCAGCTCGACGGTGAAGGTCGGTTGCTCGCGGCCCTCGAGGAATCCGGAGTCGCCGTCGGCGACGTCCACCACGAGGCATTTTTCGATTGTCTCCCCGTCGGCCGAACCCTTGAACCTGTGGATCGCGGCCGTGATCGCGTCGGCGATCTCCCAGGCCTGGACGTAGGAGTCGGCGAAAACCGCCACGTTGAACGTGGCCACCGGCGGAACCTCGTCGAACTCCGGGAGGTCGTCGAGGGCATCGGGCAGCAGCTGCTCCCGGATCGTGGCCGTGCGGTTGTAGATGACGTAGGGGGGGTCGCCGGCCCCGGTCATCTCCACCGGCCAGGCCGTGACCTCGTAACCGCTCCCGCTGCCGGTGGCGTCCTCGATCGCGGCTTTCAGCCAGACGTGGGGGGAACCCATCACCGCCTCCGGTAGTTCGGGTTTGAGTTTTTGCCGCTGGCCAGTTCACGGGCGGCGGCTTCGAGGGCCTTCTTCATTTCCGAGACCAGCAGCGACTGGGCCGGGCCTTTCGACGCCTGCCGAAACTGCTCCATAATCTCGCGGGGCCGAATGAACTTCGTTCCCTGGTCGATCCAAATGGCCTTCCGGCTCTCGAAGCCGGCCTTGAATCCGACCACCCCGTACACGACCCCGTCCCGGTTGCGGCCGATGTATTTCGATTTGACGGTCGCGGCCCGGCGCAATGAGCCGCCCCGCCGCTTGAAGTTGTCTTTCCTCTGCCCGCGGACGATCGTCGACTGGATCGTTTTCGTGCCGCCTTTCGGCGTCAGCCGTTTCAGGAGCGGGACCTGCGGGCGGAGAACCCGCTTCAT